TTTAAACTTATCTGGATGATCCATAATCATTCTCCAGATTCATAATTTCATTAATAATATCGTCTAATGTTTGGTCCCACGTTGCATAGCTATGCAAGTCATTTTCCCGTAGAAAATACTCCCTGAAACCAATAGCGTTTTCAAGTTCTGTTTGCAGGCGGATGATCGCCAATTCGTTGAGTTCGTTCATTTCTTTTCCTTTATATATGTTTCCTGTCAATGTCAATCTCACCTGAACTTGAGATGAAGCCCCAGTGTTCAGCTGGGGACTTCGTTTGACATATATTAGGAATGTACAAATGTCACTAAGTACAAATGTATTTATTAATTATACAGCCTTTCATTTAAATAAGCACGGTTTTTTGGCACTTTTGGGCAAATTGCCCTATATACACGACAAGTAGAACCATTAAATATATAATGAATAGAAGGAAATGCAATGAAAAAATATAAACCAAAACTAGTAAAGTTTGTCTTTACGCCCAAACAATATAGTGGAAGTGAATGGTCCACACCACAACCAGTAGATTATCATTTTGGTAACAAACATAGTGATAAACTATGTAATTACACATATAACCGCAACCATATCTCATTATTGTTCAGTGATGAACTACGTGATGATGTAAGACAGTACGACAAGAAAGCCAAGTTTACTGAAAATGAAGCATACATTCTATTATTAAAATACCTAGAAGATAAATTAAAATCAGCACGTAAAGAAAAAAGACGATTGGACCGTGTAGCGTTATCTATAAAGAATAGCCCGGCATTACCAGAACATATAGCTTGGAGCAATCATGGATTTGAATATGCACGTAAAGTAAACAACCGTGAACTGATACACAACACACAAGCAGTTAAGATTTACCGAAAGAAAGTAAAAGAAATATTAGCAAGCAAAGAATACATTTGGGAACAGTTATTAAAATGAATGTAAAATGTTATAACTTTATTAGAATAACACAGATGCTTGATATATGGTCTAGTCCATTCAGTCCAGACTTAGATAAGTTTTTAAAACTTATGCGTGACAACGATGTTATTATATTCCAACCACCTAAAAGTGTAGGCTCAGGCAGAGCAAGAAAACGCCCACAAACATATTTGAAAGCTAACAGTTGGTTAGATCAGTATATGCGTGAGCAGAATACGTGGGCAGTATTAAAAGGAAAAAGCCCAGTGAAACCGGGCTATAAAGAATATGTAGTGTAGCTCACAAATTTAAAGGAATTGTGAGATGGCACTCCCACAAAGATAACTTATTATGCATTTTAAGGATAGATAAACCCGTGAGCTACAATTGTATTTATTCCAGTTGTTTTAACTTACAATTATCCCCATGATGCCTAGTATAAACATTGTTAGCAATATCTCTACTACAATGTGGGCATGTAGTTTTAGGGTGTGTTCTGCCTAGCATACTTGTTCCACCAAAAGGATTACCTCTGCCCTTTTTTAACATATCTAAAGTGTTGTCTCTGCGAGTACCTAAACTTAAATGTTGAGGATTAACACAACAAGGATTATCGCAACTATGCATGACTACAAGATGATTTGGAATCACTGTTTGATTATGTTCTTCATAGCTGACCCTATGTGCGGTACGCATTTTCTTACCATCACGAATCATACCATAACCAATGTTGTTTGTACCAGCTTGCCACACCCAACAATCAGTAACACTATCAATTTCTATCTTGTTTAGTAATCTATCTAATAACGATAGATCCATGTATCCTGCATATTTTGCCATATTCTATTCATTTCTGTATACTATTTAACTTCTGTTCAATTCTTTCTAACATCTTGTTTTGATTTTCCATTTGATTGTGAACAACTGCAACTTTAACTGATAGTTCGTCAATCTTACTATTCATTGACATATAGCCAGTGCCACCGATTCCTAGTGAACCGATGACTATCCAACTTAATTGTTTTAGACTGAATTCCATAATTATACTGCACTGTTATCGTGAATATAACTCCAACGATTATTTGTTGTATCCCAGAACGCAATCATACCGTTTGGATTACCACCACCACCGCTGTTACTAACTGCCGCCATCCAACCTATCTGACCTGTGATTGCTGTCAATCCACTTGCAGTATAACTTGATAGTTTCATAAAACCACCACTGTTAATACTTGCGTTATTTGCAGTTACATTACCATTTAAATTAATATTTGGGAATGTAACATTAAACTTGTCATTGGCATTACCGGTACTATAAACATTATATTCAAAACTTATATTACCAGGACTTGCAATATTACCAACACCAGCAATCACACCACCAAGTGTAATGTTAGTATTACCACTATCACCATATACTTGATAATATTGATTTAATATTTGGTCACCATTAGCAACACCAGTTGGACTTACTGGTGTTCCATGATATCGTTTATAGAACTGAGGAGGAATACTACTACTAGCATCTTGATAAGTGCTGAATGCAAATGAAGGTGCACCACCTGGATAAACATCACCGTCAAGTGTAACAGTTAATCCACTATCTGTTAATTGTAATGAGCCTGTATTTGCGCTAGTGCTGTTACCATTAATATATAAGAATGGTGAACCTGCAACTGATGGATTTAAAGTGATTTGACAACCAGTTGCTGAATTACTTATATTTCCAGTAACGTTTGTTAAGTTACTACCATCACCAATAAAGAATCCAGCAGTTACTGTTTTACTACTGTTAAATTGTACGTTACCATTTGAATAAAAGTTATGTGTGTATGTTGTTGTATTATCACATGTTTGGAAACGCAAATACGTAGGTACGTTTGCATTATTAGCAACATATGCGCTATCAACTAATGAAGTAATTGCCGCACTTCTAGTTGCAAATTGAGCAGTACCGTTATATGTAGTGAACAACAAACCACCTACTTGATCGTTTGGTTGAACGCTTAATTGTGCATCACGATTTCCACGACTTCTATACCACAATATGTTTTGTGATGCCGCTGCCGCATTGCCACCACTACCACCAAATGTATTAATGTTCATAGCGACACTTGTAGTACCTGCCGCACCTTGTTGAACAGTAATTCGTCCAAATGGGTCAACACTGAATACGTTTTGATTACTCAATGCGTTTGCGTTGCCTTGATCTCCGTTAGGGTTACCAGTGATAATTTGATATTGACCAGCCATTGTAACAGCGTTTGCATTACTATTAAAGTTTGAAAATGGCGTAACTTGAGTAGCAGCCGCCAATACGTTACCTGTACCATTATAGAACATAAAGTTTGTACGACCAACTTTATCACTTACGTTAGCAGTAGTGATACTTGACGCATTACCACGTGCTTTTAAGAACGTTTGTGACTTACCTAATAATACGTTACCACCACCTTGACCGTTACCATAATCAATATCAACAAAACTACTGTTAGCCATTAAGTTAATGTTAGCAGTTGAACCAATACTAATACCATTTGGTTGAAATTGTTTTGTAGTAGAACCAGCTACGCCATTGTTTATTGTTAGACTTACAAGATTACCTGTGCTTGTAATATTTGGTTGAGCACTTACAGTTACATTACCTGCAAAGTTTGCAAAGTTTGCATCATCTGTAGGTATAGCCGCAAATACACCATTACCAAACAATACATTGCTTGTTGATCCAGTTAAATTAATTGTAGCAATGTTACCTATACCAACTACGTTAGCGACTGCTACACTGTTTGCTGTTGCCGCAATGTTTGCATATGCGCTATAGTTTGCATTAGCAACAGTACCAGTTACGTTAGCACCTGCTACACTATTTGCGGTAGTTGCATACGTAGCCAAATTAGCTGTGTTTGCTTGATTACTATATGTTGCGAAATTAGCATTTGCTACTTCACCACTTACGTTAGAGCCACTTACACTATAAGCAGTGCCTGCAAAGTTAGCATAGTTAGCATTAGCAACAGGACCATCTAATGGTACTTGTGTTCCATTTGCATAGTTAATTTGAAAGGTATTACCTGGTAATGTCAAATTACCTAATGCATCAAACGTCCAACGTTGTTCTATACCAGTATTTGCTGGTTTCATTTCAATCAATAAATTTGGACTATCAATATTACTATTATCTAATTTTATCCAAGACCAACTTGGATTTGCTCCTGTATTATCATCTTCGGGAAATACTTCCCAAGTACTTTGAGTTTGATATTGCTCGGTATAAGCATTACCTACTTGTGTTCTAGATTCAATAACTGTATTTGATGTTTTTACATATACATTATTTTCATTACCGGATACAACTAAATTGCCAGCATAGTTTGCAAAGTTTGCGTTTGCTACGTTCGCTACGTTTGGTACAGCAGAAAATACGCCATTACCATATAAAATGTTACCACTGTTACCATCTAAGTTTACAGTAACAATGTTACCTAAACCACTGACGTTTGCCGCAGTGATGTTATACAATCCAGCACCATCACCAAAGAAACTTTGTGCATACAACGGACCACCCACTGTTAATGTGTTGTTATCTGTATCAAATTGAAATTGATTGCTTGCACCAGCATTACCATTGTTGTTAAAAATAACATCCATGTTAGCGCCAGGCACAACAAAGTTGCCACTAATGTTACCAATAACGTTACCAATAAAGTTTGGTGCTGTAATGTTACCAGTAGCTGTAATTATACCAGTACTAATGTTTCCAATATTAGCATTGCCAGTTACACTCAAATTAGCTAATGTACCAACTTCTGTAATATACTCTGGTTTTACTTGAGTTGGATTACTATTAGCGTCAACATTGACGATCTGATAAAAATTACTGTTGATTTGACTTCTTGTTGTCATGTTTTTTCCTTAAACCAATTGTTGGGTATATGTAGTTATCCCACTTGTTGTTGTAGCAAATGAAGCACCAGCTGATGAACTTGGCACTGATGCAGTACCTAAACTCAATGCAGTTCGTGTTGCAGAACTGACTGAAACACTTTGAGCACTTATTGCAGAACCTTGTAATGTGCCACTAAACGTAGTTGCTCCTACAGTATAATTAATACTAGTTGGACCAAATGTTAAGTTACCATTTGGTGGCAATTTAAGTGATATTGCACTGTAACCTTGTGGACTTGTTGTTTTGTTTATACTTCCAGAAAGATATGTATTTGTAGTAGTACAATCTATGTTATTAATAGCCATAAAAAATCCAGCACTACCTGTAAATTTAATTGCAGTTGGGAACGTAACAAACGTAGGTGGATTAGTACTGTTTAATGGTACAATAAATTGAGTAAGACCATCAGAACCTCTTGCACCTAAAACAATATTGTTTAATCCATTAATACTGATAGTATCATAATTAGTTGCTGAAGTAATACCATTAGAAGGATAACTTAGTGAATATTGATATGTAGGTATGCCAGTACTAATAGGTACTTTAATCAATATATTTGGATATTTTAAAATATACAAATCTGTACTTAAAACTATGCCATCCTGCATGATTTGACTAATATTAGTTACAAATTTTTGAGCATAGTTTACAGAACCAGTATTACTAATACTAATTAGACCTGTGTAATAGGGTACAACACTAGCGTTACTTACGCCAATTAATCCTACGCCATTACTTCCACCTAATAATTTTAATTGATTACTTGAAGTAAAACCACCACTACCGCTTACATTAATACTAGTATTACTTGTAATAGTGTATATTGTTGAATTTAAAATTTTAGTAGTTATTATATTGGTACCAGTACTAGTAGTTGAATTATAAACATATAAGTTATTACTATTATCAATAATCATACCTAAAGTATAAGCAGTGCTTATAGTAAAGTTTGTATATGTAAATTGTACGCTAGTAATTAATGTACCACTACTATTGTATTTTTGTAATATAAAAGTACCAAAATTACCATTAGTATTAGTATCGTATAAAACATGAAGATTACTTAATGAATCATACAACATAGTTACTGGTCTTAAACCTTGAGTAATATCTGTTACTAAATTCGTAGGGTTACCATTGCTATCATATTTAAAAAGTCCAGGATTATATGGATATGATTGACTATACGTAATTTGATTGTACGTATTATTTAAAACAAGTGGTATTGTTTGTTTTGCTGTATTACTTTGAACAACTAATTGAGTGCTGTTAAAATAGCTATTGCCAGAAGGTGAGGCAGCACCAGTTGAACTGGAAAATCCATTCTTGCTCATTGATGCTAATGTAGTAATTGCTGGCATTATTGATACTCCGTCAAACTTCCCGTAATCGTATAAGTGTTAGCACCTGTTTTCAATATGCTATATGTGTAACTTTGAGTTGCATTAATCAATCTAGTTCCAATACTTGGACCAGAACCATTAACATACTTAGGAGAAACGTTAACACCATCAATTTGTACTTGACTTACAATATATGCTGGACTTGTTACTGTGTTTAAAAACGCAACAGTTAAGCTATTATTTGTAGGTAATATAGAATCTAATGTTGTTGAACTATTACCACGAATGTTTAACGTAACGTTACCACTTGCGCTTGCAGTTTGAAATACAATACTTTGATTTAAAGCGTCAAAGTTAATTGTACCTGTAGCTCCTGTACCATTAGGTGTAAACTTCTCAAAAGCACGTTGTAAGATAACATTACCATTACTTGTAATATTTGTAGTTGTAATGTCACCCATTGTACTTGTGCCAGTTACACTCAACGAACTTAATGTACCTGTACTAGTAATATTAGGTTGACTATTTGTATATACTGTACCTGCTACTAATGCATTACCTACTTGGCCAGTAACGTTTGATCCAGTTACGCTAAATGCATTGCCTGCAAAGTTTGCATAGTTAGCATTTGCAGATGCGGCACCTGGCGCAAATACACCATTACCATATAATACATTTGAACTTGAACCAGTCAAGTTAATTGTTGCAATGTTACCAATACCTGTAACGTTAGCTACTGCTACGCTACCTGCGGTTACTGCATAAGTTGCATTAGCAACTGCCCCACTAACATTGCTGCCAGAAACAGCAAAAGCATTTCCAGCGTAAGAAGAATAGTTCGCATTTGCTACGACTCCTGAAACGTTTGCGCCTGCTACGCCATTTGCGATAGCGGCAAAACTTACTTGACCACTAACGTTTCCACCAGCTACACTATTAGCAACAGTTGCATAATTAGCTAAGTTTACAACACCAGTGATGTTGGCTGCTGATACATTGTATGCTACGTTAGCAGTATTTGCAAATGTTGCATTAGCTACTGTACCAGTTACATTAGCACCCGCTACACTGTTTGCAGTACCTGCAAACGTTACTTGACCAGTTACATTAGGTCCTGCAATGTTTGTTAAACCAGCGCCATTACCAATAAAATAATTTGCTGTTAGTTGTTGAGTAACTTTATCAAATGTTAATCCACTACTTCCACCAAATGCGCCACCATCATTGAATTGAACGTATGTGTTTGAACCAGCTGGTGAACCATTGCCACCATTACCAGTACCTACTGCCCAAACTAGATTACCACTACCATTGGTCTGCAAGAAATAGTTTGCAAAACCACCAGTAATACGTACATTACTTACGTCACCTAAATTAGTGACGCCTGACACAGTTAATGTTGTTAACGTACCTACACTAGTAATATTTGGTTGACTATTAGTTGTTACTGTACCTGCAGTTGTAGCAGTTGTTGCACTATTCGCTGTGTCAGCTATAGTTGCATGAGTTGCGTTTGCAACATAACCAGTAACGTTAGCTCCTGCTACGCTATTTGCAATAGAAGCAGTTGTAGCGTTTGTAGCAAAAGGCACTGCGCCAGTAATGTTACCAGCAGTAATATTACTGATGTTACCACCATCACCAAACAAGTAATTAGCGTTAACTCTGTTACTTGTGATGTTTGCAGTTGTAATGTTAGTTGCACTAATGTTACCTACATTAAGTGTGTTTGTACCTGGTTGATATGTAAATGCGCTTTCAGCACTAAAAACTCCACCACCATTATACTGTATTTCATATACATTACCTGCAGGTGGCGTTGAACTACCTGTAGTAGCATCACTTGCTAATATATCAATTGTATCACCATTTGTTAATGGAATGTTAACTTGAACAGTTGTTGCATTTGTTTTGATGAAATATGTTGGCTCAATATTAACACCGTTTTTGAACAGATTAATAAACGTATTTGAACCATATGCATTGATGTATGAATTACTAAAGGTTTGGTTATTTGCATTTGATGTTACATCAAAATGAATGAATGGATTAGGAGTAGCAGGAGTAGGAACAAACTGTTCTACCCAACTTAATCCACCATTACCATCAGTACTTAAAATAAAATTTAATGTGCCGCCCTCAATGTGAACATTACTTACATTACCTAAAAAACTTTGTCCATTAACAATTAAATTACCATTGGCTTGTATGTAACTATTGCTGACAATAGAACCATTTGCTTGTATGTGTTCAACTGTATTTCCGCCATCTGTACCAGCATTTAAAAACGCTTCTACGTTAGCGTTGCCATATGGTAATTGAGGTAAAATTCCCTGACCACTACTATTGTATAGTGTAGTAAAATTGTTTGCATTAACAACATTAGAACCAACTGTTGTATATAAACTTGTTGTATTTCCTGACATATCAGTTTCCTATTATTTTATGTTATACTGGCGATATTGTCTTGGTTGCCATACTGAAGTTAATCTTGTGTGTCCACCACTCCATTTACCTAAATTGTTTTGATCTTCAATTACGTTCCATGCTGCCTCAAATTTGCTTTGATACACGCCAGCATCTTGTGCGTTATGACGTTTAATGTAATATTCACGCAACGTACCATAAACATAACCTTCAGGGAATGTTGCTAACACAGCATTACTTTGAACTGTTTGACCAATTAATGAAATGTCTGTAATCGTGCCACCACTTGGGCTGGTACCACCAGTTACACTAACTTTAATGCTTGTACTGTTTGTGATTTCTGTAACCACTGCGCTTGTAAAGCCTGTACCCAAAGTACCCGTACCAGGAGTAGCAGTAATATTATCACCGACACTTAATCCATTTGTACTAGTCATACCACTAATTGCTATTAACCAGGGTCCAGTTCCACTAATTGGATTAACACTACCAGTATCGCTAATTAATTCATTTCCAATAGGCGCAAACAACAAAGGCCATGCTTTGTAGTAATACAAGTTAATAATATCGCCTGCGGAAACATATGGTAAGAATTCATATTCTTGACCTACTTCACTGAACTTACCACGAATAACAGCAGGTACGTTTACAGGTTGTAGATACAATTGTGCAATCATGCCTTGTGTAATAATGTCACGATCACCAATACGATCATAAACAATCCAGGGTCCAGTTTGACTACTTTGGCTACCAGAAGGAGGAGTTGTAAATGTTAATGTACCACTTACTGCTCCAGTATTATTTGCGCTTAATGTCACAGTATCACCTGTACCACCACCGCCTGTAGCAACAATTGTAGCTCCTACTGCAATACCAGTTCCAGTAACATACATGCCATTATTAATTGCTTGTAATGGTTGACTGCCTAATACAATCGTATTTTCTCCACTATTGCCAGTTGCAGTTGCAGTAGTAATATATTGTGCGCCCTGCTTAAAGAACAAGATTGGTTTGTTCATGTCACCAGGAATTGGAATACGACCAAATTGATTTGCTACTCTAATGTTTTCTGGAGCATATGGATCACAGCGCAATGCAGGTAATTCAATATTACGCATTGACATTTCTGCCATGAAAATACACTTTTTGATTTCGTTTGTGTTATTTGACCCTGTGAAATCTTTAATAAAATCAACTAAGTCATCTGCTGTTGGGATTGTAAACATTTATGTTTCCTTTTAACCTGTTCTGTTTGGGTATGATACTGCCACAGGTATCGGCAATTTACCACCTGGATAACAAACGTATTGTGGGTATTCTTGCTGAACCACACGATAGAATTGTGCTTTCAATGTTCTATCTTGTTTGATAGCGTTCCAGGGCATTCCGCCAAAATATTGGTCACTAATTCTAATTGAAATTACAGTTGGTAATTCCATCCATTTCCAACCCAATGTACCATCGGGCATTAATGGCGCTAGTGGATCTGGAATACCTGCCTCTGCCATAGCACGATATTCTTTTACGTGTTGCATTATGGCTTCGGTATTTGTTTGTTCTCTAGTAATATAAAACTTCCCGTCTTGTCGTCCAGTCGTAACTTTAATGTTATTTCCTTTATTCCAGTCAGTTCTTTTCCAATCACCTTTCATGCTATTGTACAAATCATTGTTTTTCAATAATCTGTCAGCAACACCATTGTCTTCCGTTACCATTCCACCATGATCTTGTCTATAAAAATTATGGTTCTTTTCTGGATCACTATTATCCAAATAATCAGGGTTGTTTAAATCATTCATAGTATATATTTATTCTTTATAAAATACTCGTTATTAACGAAAAAGCCCTCCGAAGAGGGCTTTGTGTTGCAAAATCAATTAAGATTAAGGTGTAACGTCACCTGCACCGAAGTTTACACGACTTACTAGAGCCGCTGGACGAGGACCAGGTAAGCTAGATTGAGCAGTTGTACCTGCAGTGATGTTATTCAACATACCAACACCTGCTGGGTTACGAACGATCAATGTACCTTCCATGATGAACTGGTCTAAACTAGCGTCAGCATTACTGAATACTTCGTTGTTAGGACCTAGATCACGTAATGAACCCCACTGAACAACATCTTCGTTTAAGAAGTAAATGCTGTTAGAAACACCAGCTTGGTCCATGATCCATGAATCATAAACTTCGTAAGTGTAGTTGAAGTCACCTTCGTATGTAGCTACTGTGTCACCACGTGCAGAATCAACACGGTTAATACCACGTGATTGTGTGATGTTGTCACTGATACTAGTACGTAGACTTGTTGGAGCAACAATAGTACGAATCTTAGCGTTGTAACGCTGTTCAGCAGTAGTTACCAACTGCTTGTATAGAGCAGGTGAGAAGTACTGGTTTGTGAATGTACCAGCGTAGTAGTAACTACCGTTAGCGTAGATACGCAAAGCGTTACTGATTTGTGTTGCACTGTCAGTATCTTCGTTGTTGAAGAATGTATCCAAACCACTTAGTGAACCTGAAGTAGTGTTGAATGATTGAGTACCAGCAAAAGATGCCAATGAACCCATACGACGGCCAGTTTGACCAGCTGGTAAACCTGATGCAGAGCCAGATTGACCTGCATACTTTGTACCAATTTGGTCAGCACGAACTAATTGTTGTTCTACGTCAAACATCAATTCGATCAATTGCTTAACTTCTTGGTATGCTTGTGGGTCACCACCAGACTGCATAACAGCACGTGCAGTACCTGAAGCGGCAATAACTGTACTGAAAATCTGTGTGTAGTTACCTAAGTTGTAACGACTGTTACTTTCTGCTTGAGAAGTACTAACTGCCGCACCTTCAACTTGTGCTTGAACTGCTGGAGCACGATAAATGTCATCTGTCCACAATGGTAGTGTAGAGTTAACTTTACGCTTTTTGCTCATTGCCATGTTTAAAACAGGCGTATCATCTTTGACGCGGTTAGAAACGTCTAGGTCTAAGTCTTTAACAACGATATCAGAACCATAAGCTGTTGTACCGTTACCAATTTGACTGGTTGTAATTTCTGCCATTTTATTCTCCTTGAATGTATATTTAGGCTATTTTATCTACCACCTCTACCTGAACGAATTTGTGAAAGTCGTTGCATTAAGAGATTGTCTGCGGCTTTTTTATCACCGCTCTTGGCTTGTTCACGAAGTTTAGACATTCCATCATCACTGTTACGTTGTGTAGATGAACCCTTACGAGAAGTCAGTGCAGCCATACTAGATCCAGCTGACCTAGTTGCAGGTTTATCTCTGTAGCGTAATCCATCTCTTAATAAACTTAGTAAACTTTCGTCACTAGAAATTAAGTCAATGTTTGGAACTCCAGGAATTACTTCCTTATCTGCTTCAACCCAAATCTTAGATAACTTACCACGCAATTCATTAAACACATATTCGTTTTTTAATTCTTTGTCTTTAAAATTCTTGCGGTTCTGTTCTAATACTTGTGCTACTTGCTGACCTCGCACTTGTCTGAATTCATCTATTCTGGGTTTCAATTCTGAAATTACCATTTGTTGTTGCTGAATATAACTCTCATTCTGAGCCATACTCGCTTGAATTCTTGCAATTTGCGCGGGATCATTTGTTTGATTCAATTGCTGTTGAAATACTGCTTGATAACCTTGTGTTTTAACAATTTCATCATATGCACCTCTCAACTTTGGTTGAATCGTGAATTCCATCGCTAAAGATAGACCCTCTTGTTTTGCTCTAGCTTCTTGTTGATATTCATCAAACTCGGCTTTTTCAATTTTGAGTTGTCTTGCTTCTTCATGTATCGCTGATCCTTGACCCAATATTGCGGCAGCTTTCTTAGCATCAATAACAACTTCTTTACCATTACGCATAAACTTGAACTTAGCGTTCGGATTAGTTTCTGCAAATTCTAAGAAGTCAATTAATTCATCACTAGTACTATCATTACTATCAGTAGTTACCTCTTCAGGGCTATCTGCTTCTTGACTGCTATCATCAATATATTCATCACTGGTTTCAGCAACTTCTGGCACTTCATCGTCTGGCGCCACAGGGCTTGAAGTTTCTGCCGATTCTTCTTGACCTGTTTCAGTCTCTTTGGTAGCACCAATTTGGTTACGTAATGTGTTTTCACGCATTGCGGCCATTTTAGCGGCTATTGAGTCCATCGAGGGGACTGAGTTTGTTTCAGTGGCCGCGCTTGTAGCGTTAGGGCTGATACTTTCTGTTGTCATTTAATTTCCTTTTCTATTATTGGGCCACTTCAGGGTTACCAATTTTATTTTTTAAATAAACAGCCCTTTTAAGACTGTTTATAAAATTATCTATTCCAACTAACTCATTGCTAATTGCAATGCGTTGACTGTTATCTTCTGGCGAATGACCGCGTATTCCAGCTAAACCATCTGCCAATTCAAACTTAAAATGATGGACAAACATCGCAAAATCTCTGTCCTTCAATAAATTTTCGGCCTGACTGCCGTATTGTCTAATCTTGTCTTGTTGACTTGCTGATAGTTTATTCAAGTTTGAGTAATCTACTGTAAGTCTTGTATTAAAAAAGTCTATGCTATCGTCAGTAATCATCTTTTATTTATTCCTTTTTAACTATACACTTTTGGCTTTCCTTGTGCCAATGCCATATAGTCAAGTTGTGATTCAGCATCTTGTCCACTCATCTCTGCTTGGATTTGTTGTGCTTTAATACTATTCAATTGTGCGGCACTTAGATCCTTCTTCTCTACAGGAGTAGGTTCTTTTGCTTTCATTGCAGCCTTGCCTTGTTCAATCATCTGTACTACTTCTTCATTACTTGGCAAGTAAATGTCACAGTCTTTGACACCAAGAACATATAGTGTATCTGCGAAAGGCTTTTTAATCTTTTCGTAAATTTCTTTTGTCAATGTGCCTTGTGCAACCATTGCTTGCGTAGTAGTATATAACTCTTGTTGGCACTTCTGAATAATTTGTAGTCGTGCTAATGCGTTTTCTTCACTGTTCATGCCCAATGCAAGTTCTAAATGAATCTGTTTTCTGTCACAGAAGTTCATATCGTCCCATGCTTGATAATCTAAGAATACAGGCTTTTTGTCTGGGTGGAAGTTTTGTGCTAATTTCTTAACGCCATAATCATCACCATATTGAATCAATGTACGCCATACTAACCACAGTGCCTCACGCAAGCCTTCGGCAGCGTTTCTAACTGTGTTGTCTTGTATAATTTGGTTAGGTGTTAATGCTAATTGTAACTTGATACCACTGTTACCTGGACTCATAACTTCAGGATTAAATGTATCCTGAGGTGTAGTCATGCCAACCATAGCCATTGTATCTTGTTGTATGCGATTCATAGCAACTTCCAAGAACTGTAGGTTTCCACTTGGAGGAGGTAATTGATAAATGTCTTTTGTTGGATCAAACTTACTATCTAAAATAAAGATTGCGGCTTCGCCATCTTGTAACATTTCAAAGTCTAGTCGATCTGGCTTAACACCAATTCTTGGAGTAGCAGTCAATAGACCTAATTGAATTTCAGCACGTGCGGCTGATGTGTTATACTCTTGCATTGGTATTACTGATTCAGCAATACTCATACCATAGAAGTTGCCTGGTAGTGGTTTTGGACACATGTTAGCAACAGGAATGAATTCAACTTCACGTGCAGAAATGATATATGAACCTGAGTAAATTAACTCAATCAATTCCATTTCACCATCGCCATCAATATCGTACTTGTTCCATACTGTAACAATACTAACTTGACGACTATCTGGGTCAGCACTTGCGGCTGAACTTACAGGGATACCCATAACAGGTACTGAATCACGTGCGTGAATAGCTAAGTTGTTTAATACTGAACCTGCTTGATAAGCACCGTTCATGTTATACTCAGCAAACTTTTCAAATTCTTCTAAATCAATACCAGGATATAATTCAGTAGCTTCCTGAATTGTCATTGGATCATAATAACCACAGAATGGTTGATCTTTCATTTCTGGTACAGTAGGATCACAGATCCAATAGTGTTGTGCGATTGGGTGAAACTTAACGTTGATATTATAACCAGTTAATTTATACTTTGCCGAATAAACTGTATTGCGTTCAATTACATCACGGAATACGTCTTGTTCAGCAGTAGCCATTACCATTTGTGCATCTTGGAACATACTAGAAACATCAACTGCTTCTTCTGTATCAGTTAATCCATTAATAAAATTATCAAGTGCATCAATACCAAAGTTTGCTCTTTGTAATGATGCTTCACCACGAATTTCATTCATAACTTTACTAGCATCAATATTAACTCTACGTTTTGATTGACGTAACGCAACTAAACCTGCTTCCATTGCTTGTTGTTCAAATGCTTTTAATTGTTCATTAGTACCTTGTGTGTCAATATAACGAACAATTTGTTCACGTACTGGCTTAATCATCATCATGCCGTTTTTGTGCATTACTGAATCCATAATCCAACGCTCTAGTATAAAGTGTGGATCATTCATTTGATTCACAACTTTACTAACCATATCATTTGCTTGACGTGCGGCAATTTCGTCATCTTCTCCGTCAGCAACAAAGTCAAAATTGACTTCGCCATTTGGCATTAGACCTTTAGCAATAACAGCAGTTGCATAATCTACAACAGGTTTTACTGAAGGGTGAATGTAATCTATTCCATTTACAGGTGCAGTTGAATCAGTAACAGCAAGGCAAAGATAATGGTAATCACTTGCTCTATTGACGGCATTTTTTGTCCCTAAGTATCGTAGATAACTAGCCATTTTAACATCCATTTGATTCTTCATACGGACGAAAGTAGCGTTAATCTTTCTATTTTGATTTATCTTATCAACGGGTATATTTTTTATATCTAACATTATTGTAGACCTTCTGAATTATCTATTATTTAGTCTCATCAGATTGTGGCTTTTCTGGCTTGTCATTCTGATTTGACTTTTCTTCTTTTATGTCTTTCTTACCAAAGATTTTATCCCAATTACTACTAAATTCTTTGTTGTCTACGTCAAAAGGTCTTGCTCTTGATCCTTTTCCCATAATATCTCCTTTTATTCGTAAATATTTTCTTCTTCAATAGCATTTTGAATTTTTTCCAACCAATTTCTTATAATATGTAAATTGTGTCTAGCGGCACTATCAGTCAAATCTGATTCTTGCCAAACGGTCAAATGTGACTGCTCACTTAGTCCATAGTTTTGAAATTCATATTTAAGCATATTATCAATCATGTCTAATGTCTGTATTATTTCAAGTTTTTTCATTTCTATTCCTTAATTTGCTGGATTAAATGTTCTTTTCCAATCGGGCTTGTTTGAAGTATCTTTAGTGATATATCTATCACGTTGTGCCCTCATACGTTGTGCAGGTGTTCTATTGTCCCAGGGTTCTGCAATACCTTGCAAACAAGCAAGAATGCCATATCTGCAACTATCAATACAATCATCTGGATCACTAAAACGACCTTTTTCGTCAACAAAATAGTTCTGTGCTTCACTCAAAAATTGAGTGCAGTTTTCATTGACCATTAATGAACCAACTTCTAACATTTGACGCATTTGATTAATACCATATGCTTTGTGATTAGTAACACGACCTTGATTATCAGGCGGATTCATAATCGCTTTGTCATATACATTTAGTTCATATTGTTCAAATAGTTCTCTAATACTATTTGAACTCATTGTATATCTGCCACTAGTGTTAGCATCAGCAGGTAACACAATAGGAGTACCAAACACTTCAGGACGAAGTAAATGATTGATATACTGAGTGGGTACTGCTTCTTCAACACCTTGTACAACAATCTGTCTATGCAAATATGCAATCTTTTCATAGGGTTCCCAATATATCAAACTGATAACTGTTTTGTCATTTACCAATCCCAAGTCAAGGCTAATAACTCTATGAATGTTTGGCATTCTTGTAAAGTCAATTTCGCCTGTTTTATATGTTGGCCAATTACTTAATTGGAACACAGCTCCTTTACCCATAACAGGTTTACCAGCAATACGTGCTTCACGTTCATGTGGTAAGTAATCTTTTTCCAATTGCTTACGAGTACTCATTAACAAAAATGGTTGACCCCAGGGATCGTACTCAGGTACATCGTCCCAAGCTACACGAATATATTCGTAACCTTCTTCTTTGTTCCAAAACTTACTTACTAGACCATTCAAGCCTTTCAGTGGCGTAAAAGAACAAAGGACCTTGCCCTGTGTAGTTGCCGTTCGTGTTACAATTTCCGAGAAAAAGTCATCAGGCGGTTGTTCATCAAACACAGCAAGATTCAATTTGAAACCTTGTAACTGTCTAACTTCTTGTGTGTAGTTAGCAAATAACAAGTAACTCTTACCTCCAGACACATGTTTTATTTCAACACCAATACAGTTTGCTCCATCATTACGCATTGTATCTGTAATAATACAATCTCTTGGTATCGCACCTGTGCCCAAATTTTCAGTAATCTTTATATCTTGTGTGCCTAGTAATTCATTCTGAAGTACTAACGCAACCTGACTCCAGCCCTCACCAGCAACCATACAAGTAATAGGATTTTCAAAACGAAATCCAGTCCACCAACTTGGGTATAACCCAGTTAAATGCATTGCTGTTTCATAGCAAGTACTAACTGTTTTACCAATACGGTTTGCCGCAAGTATACCTCTACGTTCGCTATTACCAGTAGTAAAAAACTTTAATTGATGTTCAAAAGGTCTAAAGTACTTTAATTGATTGTACCTCATATCTTCACAAACATCAATAGCCAGATCCTGAAGTTGATTCTTCAATGGACCTGGTATTGTTTTTAAACTATCAATTGTTAAATTGTGTTCGTCTACTGACCAACGCAACGCTCTTGCCATTAGCGTTTCAGTACCGAGCATTATTCTTCCTCAACTGGATAGTGCTGGTTTATAATACTTAAGTAGTATAGACCATGACTTAAATCATGTATCTCACTAGCAGAACCACTCCATGTATTTGTGTCTGTCAAATCACTTGGTTTTTTAGTTAACAAAGCCTGTAATCGTTCAGCAGTCAATCGCATACAATGCTCTACTTGTCCAGGAAACTTTAACTTGAATGCTTCTCTGTGTACTTGATTAACCTTTTGCAATATCTTTGTATCATTAACCATACGTTCTTGACTAGCTCGTTCAATTTCATTATCACGAACTGTCTTACCTAAGGTTAATGTTTGACCATTAGTTTTTGTTATCATTTTGTTAAATCCCAGGGATTATGTGCAACACTATCATTAATACTTACAAATTCTCTATCAATCCAAACTTCCCATTGATTTGTATTGTTAACTCTAAATGTCTGCATCATAGCACGTAGACGTTTGCCTTGAGGTGTCAGTGTTCCATCTTCACGCATAATGACTTGCTCACCTGTGCGAGGATCTACCCACTTAATAACTTCAGGACGAGTACGACCGAACTTGTCAATTTTTTCGCCATAAGGTTTTTGTTCTAGTGGACCTAAGATTTCATAACTAATCATTCCGTTTTTATACTTACGGAACAACATATGAACTTTCTTGTCTTGTGCTCTTTGTTCGTCATCTGGATGGGGAATTACAGGACTATAAAATACGTTTTGTATTTCTGAACGTGGGGGCAATAATTTATCACGTTCTGGTGGTTCTTTGATTGGATCAATAGGAACTAATTCAGTTCTGTCAATGTATGGATTGTCTGTACCAATAAACTTTGGATCAACTTCTTGACCATTAAGCACATCCATTGCAACTTGATATTTTAATTTATTTGCACGACCTTTTAAACTTAATACAATACCTGTCTCATCATATACAAATCGTTCCAAATCAGTTGCAGTTGGAAAGTCTGTCATTAGACCATCAATATCATATTCTTGCTCATTTAAAACGGGAGTTGATTTCGGTTTCACAACTTTATCAACTTCCTCTGAGTATTGTTTGACTACCTCATCAACTGGTTTAGTTTCTGTGGCAGGGGTGTCCCAAATATTTTCTTGGGTTGTTGTTTTTTGTTTTTTCATTTCTTTTCCTTTCTAAACAAAGGGCATAACGCCCAGACTATTTATAGTCAATAACCACTAGTGGCACCTAAAGCGCCCTTGCGACCTGCTGTGCCTGATCTACTAGGCATTGGTCGTTTGGGCATTTTAGGCTTACCCGAAACCTGTTTGGTTATGGGTTTTTTAGTGTCTTTTGGTTTGATAATTTTAGTCATTACTTTTTAGGTGACTTATACTTACCAGGCAACTTAGCACCATCTGCTGTAGGATTACGCTTAGGACCAGTGTTAGAATGTAAACCTTCTAATGCTGGGTTAGTTGTAGCCTTTTGACCACGACCACGCATCTCTAATGCTGATGTTACCATGTTAGCTAATTCAGATTTTTCACTACCAGAACTTGCTTTTAATGACATAAACTCATTGCGTTTTGTCATATTACCTGCGTTACCTGTTGTAGGTCCACGCTTTTGATTGATTGGTTTACTTTGTGGGTTATTCATTTTATTTCCTTATCCTACAACTGCTACTGGCGTAATATATACTGGGCTTGAACTTGCCGCAACTGCCGCAACATAGATTGTTTGTGGTGTAGTAGTGTTTTGATTTACTTGAACGATTACTTCAGCATATGCTGGAATTACACAACTACCTGCGTTAGCGCCTTCACCTGTTGGTATTGTTGCTGTTACGTTTGCTGTGCCAGTATTAAAGTAAATGTTTTCACTAGCACTACCATTAGTAATTTTTAAGAAGTATGGACCACCTGCTCCTGAAAAGCTAGTTCCTGCTTCTGTAGGAGTAACGTTAATTGAACTGCTAGTTGAAGTAGCAGTTACTAAATGTGTTAGTCCTGTGACTTGATATGAAGTAATAGCCATTATAGTTGATTCCCTTTAGTTGGGCCACGTCCTACGTTAATACTGTTAGGGTTGCCTTTATAGTTTTGACCACATTTTGGATCCCAAGCACGTGTACCACCTGGAGTGCGTACTTGTGGATTGCTTGAACCCATAAACATATCTTTACCTGGATTGTGTGCAGGCATACTTGAAGTACCAGGAGTAGATTTAGTACCCTTGTTACCTACAGTAGGACCACGACCTTTGTTAACTAGTCTACCATCATTCATATAACCTGTATGTTGATTGACTAATACCTTTGCCGAATTGTTACGGCTGAAACCATCGCTAGATGTACTAGTTGCTGGATTATATTTCATTTTGATTTTCCTTTAGTTGTTTTAGCCGCTTGTCTTTTTGTAGCATAGGCAATTGCCACTGCCTGCTTCGGGGGCTTTCCGGCAGCAATCTCTTTTTTTACATTCTTACTGAACGCTTTTTTACTTGTTGATTTAATTAACGGCATAGTATTATTTAGTCTTTGTTTTCTTTGCTGTTTTAGCACTCTGTTTAAATGCCTTAGCAGTTGGGGCGCCTTTTGTACCCGGTTTACGCATCTTTTCGCCAGAACCCATTTTTATACGTTCTCTTTTGGCGTGTATGTTTGCATATAATCCGTTTTTCATTCTTTTGGTATCCCAGTAAGTTTTGCAAGTGCATCAGCAAATGCTTGTTTTTTCGCTTCAATTTGATCCTGACCTTCAGTGACTTCAATTTTAGCTAATGTATTCATAACCTTATTCAATATTAAGTTATGGTACTTTAATGTTAATTGTGTATCTTGATTGACCCTTGCTTTTAAAAAGTCCTCAACCAACATATCTTCGTATTCTGCTCCGCCACTTTTGTTGCGTAATGATTCTAATAAGCCGCCCACAGTTATTTGCTGTTTGCTGTTTAATGGGCGTCCTGCGCCCTCACGTTTACCACCACGTTTTGGCTTGTTAACTTTAATGCTTTTCTGTTCCATATAAATATTTAGTATTTTAAAAGTAAGGAATTGCAATGACAACTTGGAAACCAGCAGACGGAACATATATCCAACCAATCGTACAAATGGCAGAGAGCCATTTTCAAACTGAAATAGACAATATTTTCACACCAGATCCAATAGCTTATGGGAGAAATATCTCACTAGCTGTTGTAAATCAATTTTACCTTCCTACTACCTCCTTAGTTGCTGTTTGTGTTGATACCAACAACAAACTACTAGCTTATACGTGGGCTAGTTCCACAGAACGTGCTCCCTGGAGTGACGACAATATGGTCGTCATTCGTATGGCGCACGTTGACCTCTCAGTCCCAGTTAAATTACGTATCAAATTAGTAAATGATATGTTTCCTATCTGGGAAAACTTTGCTAAACTTGCAAACGTTCCTATCATATGCTCTACTACAATGCGTAAAGACCAAAGTGGCTTTTTAAAACTACATGAACGTCAAGGTTATGATGTTCGCGGAAGTTACGCATATAAAAGAATTGACACAACACAAGCTACTCCTGCCTATTAGTTGATACCTAGATTAGAAAGTCGCAAAATCTTCTAGTTCTTGATCGTGTCGTTGGCGACTTAACTTAATGTAGCATTAAGCATCCAAATACTCTTTGCTAAATCTAAAATCTGATCCTGAGCATAATTTGCTATTTCTTCGTGACCTTCGACTTCAGCCACTGCCATAAGGTCTTCGTATGTTCCTTTAAGTAGTTCCAAATCATCTTTAACTCCTTCTAAGAATCCATCTGCATCTTCTTCAAAAATTGCAGTAGATATTTCGCTTTGGTTCAATACATCTTGTATCTCGCAAGGCATGTAATCATCTAGTGTACGTAACAATTCTGCAAGCCTATCAATTTGTGCTTGGCGTCTTGTATAGATACCTTCTAGTAACTTATGGTCACTGCGAAAGTTTCTACCAGTAATGTTCACGTGCGCTACGTGACTACGATAATAAGCAACAAAGTTATTGTTGAATGTTTGTGTTAATTGTTCTGCCGTATTCATTTCTTTTTACCTTTATTTCTATCAATTATACTTCTTACTCTAGCACCCAATGGTTCTGGATCTATGTCAGTCCATGTTTTACCAATTGGTACACGATTACCATTTTTATCAGTAGCATACATTTTAGTTTGTTGAAAATCTTTTGTTATGTCTTTTGGTAAAGTGCCATAATCAAGTTTTTCTACATGTATAATTTTATCGCCCTGTATATATGATCCTGTATGTGGCTCGTCTTTTAAAGTTGAAAATATTGATTCCTTTTCAAATGCTTCTTTACTTGGATAAACTTTTGATTTACTAGTATCCTCAATTAACATCTGACTTACGTTATTGGGTCCTTTTTTGGAAGCTGCCTTAGCACTTTTCTTTTCAGTTTTTAACGCTTCTTCTAATTCTTTTTGTAATACTTTTGTTCTTGCGTTTAATTGACCAAGTTGTGCTTGATAACTTTCACCCTCAGGCGTACCATATTTAATACCACTTTGTAAGCCACTTTCATGTAAATCGTCACTTTGACGACTAATCATATCCAATTCTTTACGAATTGTAGCACTGTTACGTACGCCAGGTGTTTCTACAACTGGTGCAGGTTGTGGTCTAGGTTGTGGTTGAGGTCTTTGTACTGGAGTAGTAACTTGTTGCATTGGAGGCGTATAACCTCCACCACTGCGTTGTGCCCAATCAGCTTGTTGTGCTGGATTAACTGGTTGAATCTTAGTTGCCGCAACTTGCTGACTATATTGTTTAGGGTTAGTTGCTGGTTGCGTAACAGGTTGTCCACTTGCTTGCGTAGGTAATGGTGTTCCACCAGGACCTGTAATACCTTGAGGACCTGCTATCATAGGTTGAACTGGGCCAGGAGCAGGCAACAAGTTCTGTGTTGGTGGCATACCAGCTTGTAATCCCATTTGACCTTCACGCTGTAATGCGGCAGCTCTTGCTGGGCCAAATCCAGATTCAAAATTAGTTGCATTAGTCAATTGACGAGCAGACAATGCAGGAATAGTTTTAGCCATAGCTGATACTGGGCCTATACCACCTAGAGTTGTAGCTATATCAAGCGCACCCATTAAAGGTTTTTCTTTATATGTAGCTCCTAAGTTTTCCATATAACCTTCTAATGTTCTACCGCGAGGCGCAACTAATGCTTGTCCTTCTGCATTAGTAGGTGCCATATTATAAGCAAAACGACTGAATAAGTTATTTTGAGTTAAAGGTGCTGTTGGTACTTCAGTCAAACTAGTTGCCGGAATCTTACCTTCCATAAATTGTTTTGCTGGACCATGTTCAACATATGTTTCACGAATAGGCATTAATGCTGAACCTTCCGATCCTGGAGTAACTTTACCTGCGTATCCACGACCAAATGCTTCTACTGCTGTTTTACCTGTTTGAATAGGATGTAGACCAGCAGATACTACATCTTTACCTAATTCATAGCCATATTTTGCTACAGGAGCAGCCATTTTCATTGCTGGAGGTACGATAGGAGCGCCAGCCATTTGACCAGCACCAAATGCTAATTGACCAGCAGGACTACTAGGTTGTGGACCAGGAGTTAAATTAGCAAAGTAACTCATATCATATGGTGTTACTTGTTTTTGTTCTGGTAATGGTTGTGTTTGTGGAGCTTGCCCCGTAAATGCTTCTCTAGCAATTTGATATCTGTTAGAAATATCTTGTGCAGTTCTTGGTGCGTTAGCAACACTATTAACAACACTGCCAGGTATACCAGCAAGACTAGGAATAGTGCTTGCTACACCACGTGCTGTTTGTAAAGCCATATCAGCACTAGCTTCACGATTTTGTTGACTTTCTGGTCTACGTCCTGTAATATTAGGAAGTATGATTGCGGCTCCGCCGCCAGTTTCAGTTACTTTACGTTGTGATTCTGGTCTAGCCGCGCCTAAGCTACGAGCAGCCTCGTCAATGTCTTTTTCAGTAGGTTCTTTTTCAAACTCTACACGTTGACCATTTACTTCATAAACAAAAGCCATTATTGAACTCTCTTGTACTTGTTACCAGAACTTGTAGTTCCAGCACCTTGTGATTCAGTTTGTGATTTACCACCAGATCCAAATGACCAATCGTTTTTACCTGCTTTGTCATACTTCTTCAATATAGTAATCATAGCATCTAATGCGGCTAAACGAGTTGCAACTGGTTTGCTTGCGTTTGCAAAGTCACCTGCGGCTTGTTTGTATACTTGAACGTCATAATCACTTTGAGGACCTTCAAAACGTGGCACGTTACTTAGTAATGGGTAACTTAATACTTCTAACTTAGCAATTGCTTGTGCGCCTTGTGTGCTTGCGCCTAACTTACCAGCTAATACGTCAACTCCAGCACCAATTCCACTACCAGTAGACTTCTTAATTTCATCATTAATTGGTTTAATTAAGCCATAACTACTGTCAGCAAATGCTTGATTGTTAATGTCTTTTGCTTCAATTTTACCTTTAGCTTCTTCTGGTGGTTTACCTCTAGCAACAGCAAGTTCTTTACCTGTTTGAATATTAGCTTGAGTTTGTTCTTCAGCCGCTTTCTTACGTTGTTGGAAACTTGCGTAGCTTTCGCCTGGTTGCTGAGTAACAACAGCGCCACCACCTGCAGTTCTCTGAGGTGTTAATCTTACGCCACCTTGAGGGCTTGCTTGTGCAGTAACTTGCGGAGCAGCCTGTGCTTGTGGCATTGCTTGTTGTGGAGCACCTTGTACTTGAGGTTGACCTTGTACTTGTGGCTGAGCCATTGGTGGTGTCTGACCTGCCATTGGAGGTAATTGAGGCTGTTGTACGCCTGTTTCTGCTGCCATACCACCCAACTTCTGAGCACCGGCGGCACCATATACGCTTTGTGGCGTTTGTGCCATTGTAGTCCAACCAGTTGTAGGTTGTTTTGTATTTCCAACTTGTACATAGCTTGTACGAGTAGCAGGATCATACATCATCAAGCCAGTTTCAACTTGACCTTGTGGATTTGTACGTTGAACTGGAGTACCATGTACGCTAGGTAACATGAAACTCTTAGTTTGTGGGCCAATAGCGCCACTTGCAAATGCTGATAGACTTTCAGGACTTAATTCTTGTCCCTTTTCATCAAAGCCTTTCATTGGCAATCCATTTGCATCATACTTAATCAATGCTCTTTGACCTTCAGGACCTACAGCACTTGCGTAACTTGCTCCAGCGCCCAATTTTTGTTGTTCTTCTTTAGCCAAATCATTTAAACCTAAACGACTATAAAGATATGCTTTAACATAGCTACCTTCTTCGCCAGATTTCTTAATTTCTTTCATCAATGGCAATAAGTTACCAGATTGAACGGCTGAATTAACCATTGATTCTGCTTTCTTATCGCTTTGTGTCTTGCCCCACATCTGTTGCAACTGTTGTTTAGCAAATTTGATACCTTCAGGTGGATTATCTGGGTTACCAATATACTGTGCTAGACCTTTTTCGTCATTTGCAATCTTACTAACTGTTTCTGTCCAACTTGGTGGAGCAGGTGGAGTCATTACTTGCCCAACAGTTTGACCTTCGGCACCCTGACTAGGACCACTATATGGCGCTTGACTAACTTGAGGCGGCATTTGTGCAGGTCCTGCAACTTGAACTCCTGGGCCAGGCTGAGGTAACTGAGGTACGTTAACTTGTTCATTTATACTCACAGGATTAATTGCCTGTGCCTGTGGTTGCTGTTGTTGAACTTGTG